AACAGGATTTGATGATTGGATAGAACAAGGCAAAGAAATATTGGAACAAATACAGGAAGAATTAGAAGAATTTCAAAAAGAATTAGTAGGATAAAAAAATTATTAGTATCTTTGTAAACACACTTAAAAAAAATAGAAATGAGCACACACACCGATTCACTTTACAGACCAATCAAAATTAAAGACATTTTAGATTTGGGTTTTGAGTTTCATACTGAAACTTGTATTAAAATTCATCAAGATAAATTAACAGAACATATTGAATATGAACAAGCATTCAATTCTTTATTTGGTTTTAATGAAAGAATAAAAGAAGATTATTATTATCTTCATATCTATGAAATTGTTAATCATAGAAATAATGATTGTGTATGGGGATTTATCCGATATGGTAGTAATGGAGCAGCATTTAATTGTTTAGTTGAAGGTTTACATAATTTAGGTTATAAACTTAAAATTGAAGGTGAAAGATATCATCACGAATATGATATGGAAAAAAAACAAAATATTTTAAGACAAGTAGTAAAGTTAGAAAATTAATTAGTATCTTTGTAAACACACTTAAAAAAATAGAACTTATGAACATTGGACCAAAACATTTTACCACATTAGAAGTAACACCTTGTTATAGAAATAATGGAATACAAAAAGGTATTCACCATCTTGATAAAGGTTTAGAGTATACTACCACAGATGCCCAATATCTTTCAAATGGAGATTTATATTTCCAACTATGGGATAATCAAGGGTGGATTGGTGATTATGTAATCTACAAACAACATCTAAATTTAATTGAAAATAATTTGGTAGTATCAGAATAATTAGTATCTTTGTAAACACACTTAAAAAAATAGAAATTATGAAAAAAGTATCTTTACAAACAATGGAAACAATTCTTAATGAATTCAAATCTTATGTAGAAATTTATGATGGTTTATCTAAAAAACGGGCAAAACGAGATGTAAAAGCAATTATGAATACCCTTGTAATTTTGAGTTGTAGAAATTTAATTGAATTAGATAATGTTAAAGTTTGTAGTAAATGTGGTGAATCAAAACTATTAGTAGAATTCCAAAAATTCTCTTATAGAAAGGCAGGTGTTAGACCTGAATGTAAGGATTGTAGTAGTAAACAAAAAAAACTTTATAGAGAAAGTAAAAAAAGTTTGGTAGTATCAGAATAATTAGTATCTTTGTAAACACACTTAAAGAAATAGAAATGGAAAACATTAAAAAAATCTACATCAAAGAAAACGGAACACCAATCCACACCCACTATAACGGGAGTTGGAATGTTATGAAAATGGAAACTACAGATGGTTTGGACTATTCATACAGCATTAGTGAAATGTTGGACGATAGTTTGTATCAATACGAAGAAGAAAATGGTGAATTGAATGGTGATGAATACAACAAGTTTGTAGCGACTGAATTGGAATACCTTGCTGAATCTTGTGGTTGGGAATTGGTAAGGGCTGATTGGTTCTTGGAAAAAGAAAGTCAGTTGAACTACCTACACGCAGAAATGATGAATACAAAGTGTGTATGTGATTACATCTTCAACGGAGCAGACGAACCACATTTCACTAATATTTGGAAAGAAGTAAGTGAAGGGAATAATGATTACACTATGGAAGAAATCCACAAAATCATCTACGGATATAATAACATTACAGAGTTCAAATTCATTATGGATATGGATAATAAGTTTTACAATAAGGTAGAAAAGATGAAAGTTATTGTAGAAAGTGAAGATAATGAAACATGGGTTTTTGGTGAAAATAGTGGAAAACTTTTTGATATTATTTACGAATAATTTGGTAGTATCAAAATAATTAGTATCTTTGTAGGACACTTAAAGAAATAGAAATAATGAAACACACAATCACATTTACACCTGAAACAATCTGTAGTCACTTAAACAACAGATTTGATGAAAACTTTACCGTAGAACGAATTGAAGAAAATTGGGACGGCATTACTAACTACCTTGAAAATTGGACCACATCTGGTTTGATGGGTGATAACCTTTGGGAAGATTTTATGGCTGTTGCTGAAGAATGGGAAATTGATTTATTTGATGAAGATTATTACCAAGAATAAAAAATTATTAGTATATTTGTAAACACACTTAAAGAAATAGAAATTATGAAAACATTATCATTTACACAGTATTTAACAGCAACTCGTGAAGTAACCATCAACATTAAAGATGAAGAATTATTCCGTCAAAAATGTGAGGAGTGGACCAAAGAAGAAGGATTTTTATCTATTTGGAACTTGGAAGAGCCATTATTTGAAGATTGTGTTGAAGTAGCCTTTGATGGAATTGAAACAGACCAAGATGATAATAGTGAGTTTTACGATTTAATGGAAAAGGAAAACATTAACACTTTTGGTGAAGAATAAAATATTTAAGAAATAGAAATTATGAAAAGAATTGTTATAAAAGATTATCCAGCAACGATGATTTTTGATGTTAAAAAAGAATTACCAGAGTTTACTGATGGTTGTAAAGTAAGACAACAAATCTTATTATACCAATTAAAGAAACAAATGATAGATAGTCCATCTCACGATTACAAGGACTATGTTATTGAAATGGTTGAACCATATTATAATGAAGAAGAAATTTGGACTATTGGTTCATAATAATTTGATTGTATAAAAAGAAATGATTATATTTAAGAAAAAAGAAATTATGGCACAATCAAAAGAAAGACAAATCGCAGCACAATCAAGTTTGAAATTAATCAACGAGTGGTCACACACTTGTGGTAAATGTTTAACCCTTAAAGAACTAGTAGCAATTACAAATGTAATTGTTGATTATGTTGAAATGGGATATTCAGCAGAAATTGGTAAAAGATTAGATACTATCCAAGAACATCTTAACAACAAGGGTTTAGAGTCAGTTAAGTTTGTTCCTCCAACAAAATAAGTGTGGTGTTTCGTAGAAATCGGGTGTAGTATTTATTACTATACCCTTTTTTTATGAAAAAATGTAGAGTTTGTAATATTGAAAAACACATTGATGAATTCCATAGGAAGCAAGGTCATAGAGATGGATACTCAACTCAATGTAAGCAGTGTGTAAGCATTTATATGAAGAACTTTAAAAATGGAATCAAAGTTGGAAAGCCAGATAGATTTAAGATTGCTCGTGATGTTAGAGACCGAAGATGTATTGATGAAGTCCAATTTTCATTAGATGTAATAAAATTACTCGGATACGAACTTGAAAGTGAGTTTAGTGTTCACGAGCAGTTCCTTATGAGGCACAATCTTATTTAAGAGTTTGTGGTGTGACCATACCAAGTTGGAAAAGGACTACCCGCACATAACGGTCCCATAGCGTTATTACAATTACCATTAGTTGTTCTCCATCTTGAAGACCAAGCAAATGCTGATGTTGGAACTGTAATTGGTGATTGGAATGGTGTAGCAGGGATTGGAGGTAATTGTCCCGAGTTCAAGTTACCTGATGTATATTCAGGATACAATCCACTTCTAAATATTAAATGTCTTCTTAATAAATTGTCGTTAAACTCTGCCTGTTGTTTGGAATTTGATTTAAGATATTGAAATGTTCTATGGTCAATCTTTTCACCTTGCTCACTTCTGTTTGATACAAGACCAACAGAAATCCATTTAACATAGAAATTATCCATACCAAGATAATATGAATAGGTAACCAACATCGGTTGAATATAGGTATCCAATAAGTTCTTATAGATAGAATAACCTGGTTGTAAGATATCACCAGTATCAACCAAACGCAACATTTCTTCATACAAATTTGTTCCCAAACTTTCTTGTAGAAATATTGCTTGAGCCTGTAATATACAAAATCTTAACTCATCTGACTGAACAGATTCATTTATCGCAGTATAAGTTTTTAATGTGTTCTCCGAAATTAATAATACCTTATTCATTATAATATTTGGTTTTGTTCTATCACTAAACTTATTTCTTGGTCAGGATAGATAAGTTGAATAACTGGTTTCAATTCTCTATTGATAAAGTTTTGTAATGGTTTAATTGATGTATTCATAAATAACTTATATGTTGTTTCCAATTGTTCCGCTGATGATGTAAAACCACCAGGATTTGGTAATCCAATTAACGAACCATCAATAATTTTATGACCCGACATAATTTGTTTTTGAACCAATTCAAAGATTGATGAAAAATATCCATCTTGAACATTTGATTGTATTTGAGTAATGTCTGGTTTTTGTTCTGACTCACCATAAGATACAATTACACGACCAGCATTTTCTGCTCCCATATATCTATTTTCAATTCCTTGAAGGATTTGATTCTGTTCATTCTGTGAATCTGGTGCCGGAACATTAAAATGAACCCACAATGACGGTGATAATCCATTAGAAATAAATGAAAGATTATACACAGTAATTTCGTGGTTCAATCTTACATCGTTGATTACAGAAATCCAATCCGGAACGCCATAATAATCATACCCGCTTTGGAAATTCTTAATATGTATAATCTGTCTGTCTGTAAAGTTTAATGGATTGAATTCACTAAACTCAACCATACCTGCTTTTCTCCAATTTAACCAGTCACGGCAATAAAGATATTTGGTAACATCACCACCCATTTCTACGGGTTTGTGTAACCTCATATATCTTGATGGGATTAAATACATACCTGCTAATCCTTGGCTTCTATCCTGTTTCCATACTACTTCCAAAAACACATTTCCAGTCGTTATAAACTCATAGAATATTTTCTTGGATATATCGTTAAGATTTTCTTTTAAGTTAATCTTATAGTCCGTAATGTATCCCATACCAACAGCATTATCTACCTTGCTTCTAACACAAGCGTTTTGTATTGGTGAGGCATCGTTTAATAGATATAATTCATTAACGAATTGGTTATCCATACCCCAACTAATAAATGGCACATTCTTACTTATCACCTCACTAAAAGATGATAATGTTGCTTTGTTGAATTTTAAGTTTTCTATTTTAATCATTATCCGTTGTATACTTTAAATATATTTGTGTTTCCGCTATATGAAACTATTTCATTTTGTGGTGAGCCAGAGTAATTTACTGTTGCTGTTCCTTCATATACCACATCATAAGACAACATAGGGTTTAGGTTTATAGTAGAACATTGCTCATATATCTTAACAAAATACTGACCAGGAATCAAGTGTATATTTACGGTGTTAGCAGATGTTGATGCTGTAAATACTTCAGGTGAGGTATCTATAACATTCATTGTAAATAAATCATATGAAGGAGCATAATCAACTGAAGGGACAATTCTAAATGGAATAAACTTCCAATTCTCCTTTGTTAATTTGTGCGTCATTGACCACAAGTAAGTAACATTACCTGTTAGGGTTTTGTTTCTTGAACAAGTGGCAACCACCTCATTAAATGTTCCTGACTCTATCTGAACCATATTATTTTATTTATATTTGTTAATAAAAGTTCCTACCTAATGATGTTTGGAATGTGTTTATAATAGTATCAAAAGTTGTAACTTGTGCTGGTGTTAAATACTTTGTTATGAAGAAACTTTGTATCCTTCCTGTAAAAGGATTATATGGAGCGTTATTTATATTAAGTGTAAATAAATAGTATTTTAAGTTTACTAATGCTACTGTTCCATCAGCACTTACAGCGGTAGAACTAACACCATTTCTTGCTAAATTCTTTAAGTTTGATGAATTAAATGTTCCTATCCAAGAACCTTGAGCAGAAGCAGTAGCAATCATACTAACATAACTATTACTATATCCATATATGGTCATATTATTACCTCCAACAAAATAGTGATTATTAAGACGAACACCACCAGCGGTGCTTGCTGCTCCAAATGAATATGTTTCACCACCCATATTACCTGCGGTATGATATATTCCCCACGATGTATTTGTTGCTGATGCTTCTACACTTGGATTATAGTTTGTGTTTCCATAACCATTACTATTATTGGTTACACCAGAAGTATTAAATGTTAAGTTACCAACATTACTCCAAGTAATATCAAATTGACTCTTTGTTCTTAAAGCATTTAATGCTGTTGATGCTGCTGTTTCACCAACCATTAGATATAAAACATCAATATCATTATACAAACTATTTGATTTTAATTCAGTAAATAATGTATTGGTTGCTGCTGATATTGTAGGACTTAATGTTCCACCAGTAAGTAATATTGCTGATAAATAAGCCGCAGCATCAGCATCAAATGGTGGAGCTGGAGTAGCAGTTGGAGTAGGGGTATTAGTTGTTGTTGTTGTAGGAGTATTAGTATTAGTAGGAGTATTAGTAGGAGTATTAGTTGATGTTATTGTTGGGGTATTAGTTGGTGTCTGTGTTTGAGTTATAGTTGGTGTCGGAGTAGGGGTCAGTGTTATTTTATTAACAGGGAAGAATATATCAACACCACCAAATATTACTTCTCTTACACACCCATAATTTGTTGTTGCTGTTAATGGAACTCTAATAGTTGTAGAAAGAGATGAAATAAGGGAACCACTTAAATAAAGATTTTGTGTTCCGTCCCATCTCCTTGAACCAAACGATATACCTTGATATGCCCCACAAATATGAATAATTTGGTCATATTGTGTTTGACCAGTATTAACAAGTGCGCAAGATTGCCAGCCTGAATCATAATTAATCTTAAAGTCATATGTATTACCTGATTCAGGATATGAAACAGGAATACAAGCATTCATTTCATACGGCTGACCTGTTCCTCCAGTATAAACACTACAAGGATAATTTACTGAATTATAATTAATACTAAAATTCGCTCCGGTCATATCAGTATTACCACAACCATTACTTGATAATAACCCTGATGATATTACATTAGGTAAGTTAGTAGGTGTTGGGGTAATCGTTGGTGTAATCGTTGGTGTAGGGGTCGGTGTTGGCGTAATACAATTTGTTGAACAAGGACCATAAGGACCAGCAATACCATCTTTAGCAAATCTATTATCATAACAGATAGATAACAACAAAGTAGTTCCTGATACATAAGTTCCACAACAATCAGTATAAAACCATAATGGAGCATCTGTAATACCAGACTCACAATAATTCGGCGTAGGAGTAGGACTTGGAAATGGAACAAATTCTTTTACAATATCATCTATGGCTCTTTGTTCCCCTAAATAATAACTAAACTTTTTTCTATAAAATACTTCAGGCATTTATTAAAATCTCTACTTTTTTTATGTATTCATTTATATCAACATCACAAGTTGTTGGAAATATAAATT